GTAAAGATAACTAATATTAGTGACGGAACAGGTGAATCTGCCGTTGCTAAAATTGATGTATCTGCTTTAAATTCAAATCCAACAACAGGTGCGGCTTGTAGCCGTGTCTCAATTCAACGTATTTGGTTTAGTAATATAGGCATGGGATTTAAATTATTTTGGAAAGCAAGTTCCAATCAATTTATATTTGAAGCACCTGCTGACTTTTCAGATACGTGGGATTTTTCTATGGGTAACGAAGGTAAATCAGGAATACCAAATAATGCAGGAACCGGAGTCAATGGTGACTTATTGTTAACTACAGTAAATCATACAGACGGCGATACCTATAGTGCTATTATTTGGGCACATAAACACTATTAACGGAGAAAAGTATGAAACGTACTAAAGGCAAAGCTATGTATAAAAACGGTAAGACCGTTAAAGGCAAAGCTATGATGAAAAAAATGGCTGGTGGTAAAAACACTAAAGGTAAATCCAAAATGAAAGGACCAATGATGTATCAAGATTTGGTTAAGAAAAAATTTGGTGGCAGAGTGTAAATGGCAACTAGCGGTTCAGCTACATTCAATCCAGACTTTACAGAACTAGCAGAAGAAGCCTTTGATTTGGCAGGAGTAGAGATGCGTTCTGGTTATCATTTAAGGAGTGCTAGACGCTCCTTAAATACCATGTTTCTTGAGTGGGCTAATCGTGGTATAAATTTATGGAAAGTGGAAAGCGGTACACAAGCTTTAACAGCAGGTACTGCAACGTACACGTTACCGTCTGATACTATAGACTTAATAGAACATTCTATTAGAACTAATTCAGGCAACGTTGATACGCAAAGTGATACACGATTAAATCGTATATCTGTTTCTACTTACTCTGCTATACCAAATAAACTTTCAAAAGGACTACCTATACAGATATATATAGATAGACAACAAGCAGCACCTGTAGTTAATTTATATCCTGTACCGGATGACGTTGAAACATATACGTTGTTTTATTACAGAATAGCTAGAATAGAAGATGTAGGTAGTCCTGCATCTAATACTTTAGATTTACCTGCTAGGTTTTTGCCTTGTGCAACTGCTGGACTAGCTTACTATTTATCTGTAAAACATTCAGACCAAGCAGAAAGAGTTTTAGCTTTAAAAGCTATGTATGATGAACAATGGCAACTTGCTTCCTCAGAAGATAGAGAAAAAGCTGCTGTAAGATTCGTACCCTTTGTAAGTAGAAATTAATGGGTAATTTTGCTTCCGGTAAAAAATCTATAGCATTTTGTGACAGGTGTGGGTTTGAATATCCATATACAGATTTAGTTTTTGAAATTTATAATCAAAAAAGAACTGGCTATAAAGTTTGTAGTGAGTGTTTAGATGTAGACCAACCACAGCTACAACTAGGCAAATATTCTAGCGATGACCCTCAAGCTTTGTTAGACCCAAGACCAGATAGGGGTTTAGCGGCTAGTAGAAGGTTTTCTGCTTTTAATCCTATAGGTGGTGGTATTACAGAATTAGGTTCATCCACTTTAGGTTTAGATATGTTTGGTAAAGTAGGTAAGCTTACAGTAACAACGAGTTAACTATGACATACGCACAATTAAAATCAGCAATACAGAATTATCTACAAAACTCAGAAACAAATTTTGTTAATGACTTACCTACGATAATAAAACAAGCTGAAGAAAGAATTTTAAAAATGGTACGTCTACCTGTATTCAGGAAAGCCGTACGAGGTACACTAACAGATGGAAATCCGTATTTGGCTACGCCTAGTGATTTTTTAGATACTTTTGATATAACTATTATTAGTTCTAATTCTCATAGTAATTTGCTTAGAACAGACGTTACTTTCATAAGAGAGGCATATCCTAATCCAACAGTAAAAGGAACTCCGAAACATTATTCGTTATTTGATGAAAATACATACATTATAGGTCCTACACCAGATGCTGACTATACATCTGAACTGCATTATTTTTATAGACCCACTTCCATAACAGCAGGTTCTGATAGTGATTCAACTTGGTTGTCTACTAACGCATCAAATGCTTTGCTATATGGGTCTTTAGTAGAAGCATATACGTATATGAAAGGTGAGCCTGACTTGATGAATTTATATAACGATAGATACGAAAAGGCACTAGCTAGATTAAAAGTTTTAGCAGAGGGAAGAAACACAACAGACACATATAAAGATAGCACTTTACAAATACCTGTGTCATAAAACATTAAGGAGCAGATAATGTTAAAGAAACCAATAAAAGACCTAAAGGGCAAACATATAGCAATAGTTGCTATGGGTGAAAGTCAATTAGATTTTCATATAGCTACAGCACATAGTAAACAATACGATGAAGTTTGGGCTATAAATGCGATGGCAGGGGTTATACCTAATCCTGATAGGATTTTTGCTATGGACCCCATGACAAGATTTTTTGATTCTGATGACGCTGGTAATCAAACTGAATTAATGCGAAGAGTTTTGCCTAAAGCAACTTGTCCTATATATTCAGTAGAATTAGATGAAAGAGTGCCTAATATTGAGTTATATCCTATAGAAGCAATCGTTAGAGATACAGAGTGCGGATATTTAAACAATACAGTAGCTTATGCTATAGCTTTTGCTTATTGGAATAAAGTTGGCTCTGTAGCTATGTATGGTGCTGATTTTACTTATAAAAAGCTAGTTTACTTTGCAGAAATGGGTAGAGCCTGTTGTGAGTTTTGGTTAGCTAAATGTATGGAACAAAAAATAGATGTTTCTATAGCACTTAGGTCTAACTTACTAGATGCAAACGTAGAGATTAAAGACAAACTTTATGGTTATCATAGACTACAAGACCCCATAGTAAGTTATGTAGAAGATAATAGAATGAAGGTTTGTAGGTATTCTGAAGTCATAAAACAACAAATGGTGCCTTATGGCATATCAGGAAGAGAAGACCCACAGACAGAATTTAACGATATAGTAGAACCAAATAAACCATAATGCAGACAGACAAATTTGAATTATCAATAGGCAACGTAGGAGTAACAACAACTCAAAATAGAGGACATACTGTTGAGGAGTTGGCTGAAATGGCTACTAATAAACTTATTTCTATAAGTGATGACGTTGACCCTATGGTAAAAGCACAAGCACACGCATTTAGAGATAGATGCAAATGGGTCATTCAATATTATGTAAATCAGGGTATTCAAAATCATGTTTGCACAATATGTAATGAGTTAGAAAAACAAGGTCATAAAGACCTAGCAAATATAATAAGGAGGCTATAATGGCTATTACACAAGCGATGTGTACTTCTTTCAAGAAAGAACTTTTGGAAGGTGTGCACAATTTTAAAAACTCAGGTGGGAGCACATTTAGGCTTGCACTTTATACAAGTTCGGCAACTATGAGTGCTGCAACTACCGCATATACAACAAGTAACGAAGCTAGTGGTACTAACTATACTGCTAAAGGTAATACGTTAACCCGTGTTGACCCTTCTACTTCAGGTACAACAGCGTTTACAGACTTTGCTGATTTAACTTTTGGAACAGCAACTGTTACAGCAAGAGGTTGTATGATTTACAACGACTCAGCAACAGGTGACCCAGCAGTAGCAGTTTTTGATTTTGGAGCAGATAAAACATCAACAGCAGGTTCATTTACAATTACTTTTCCAACAGCAGACGCAAGTAACGCAGTTATTAGAATAGCGTAATATGTCTGTTGGATGGGGTCGGTCCACTTGGGGTTCAGGTCCTTGGGGTCAACCTGCAATAGTCAATGTTTCTGTAAACCTTACAGGTGTTGCAGCAACTTCTGCATTAGGCACAGAAACAGTTAGTTGTAATGCAAACATTACAGAAACAGGTGTTACTTGTACTGGTGCTGTTAGTTCTTTAACAGTAACCGGTGTAGCAAACGTTACAGAAACAGGAGTAACATCAACAGGAGCGGTAGGTTCTTTAGTTGCAACAGGTAATGCAAACGTAGCAGAAACAGGAGTTTCAGCTACAACAGCTATAAATAGTTTAACGGTTACAGGAATTTGTAACTTAAGTTTAACAGGATTAGCTGGAACAACAGCATTAGGAAATGAATCTGTATCAGGTGATGCTAATGTAACTGAAACAGGAATTACTGGTACCGGTGCGGTAGGAACATTACTGGCTGCCGGTGTAGCTATAACAGGAGTTTCAGGTACTGCTTCGACAATAGCAGTAGGTGATGAGACTGTAACAGGCGATGCTAATATGTCTGTTACTAATGTTGTAGGAACAACAGCAATAGGAACTTTAAGCACAGTCACAGAGAATGTATTTCCTGTAACTGGTCTTGCAGCAACAGGTTCAGTTGGAAGTTTAACAGTAGTAGGAACTGCTGTAATTCAACCAACTGGTGTATTAACAACAGGTAATACAGGTAAATTATTAGTTTGGGATGAAGTTATTCCCGGACAAACTCCTAATTGGTTAAGTGTAGATGAATCACAAACACCAAATTGGGAAGAAGTAGCTTAATGGAGAAAATAAATGGCAAGTACATACGTCAATGATTTAAGACTCAATGAAATGGCAACAGGTGATGCGTCAGGAACTTGGGGCGATGTGACGAATACAAATTTGGAGTTGATAGCTGAAGCCTTCAGTTACGGCACAGAAGCAATTACAACAAACGCTGATACGCATACAACTACTATAGCAGATGGTGCTACAGACCCCGGTAGGTCAATATTTTTAAAGTATACAGGAACATTAGATTCAGCCTGTACTATAACTATTGGTCCTAACACAGTATCTAAACTTTGGTTTATTGAAAACGCAACAAGTGGTTCGCAAAACATAATTATAAGTCAGGGTTCAGGTGCAAATGTAACCATACCTGCTGGCGATACTAAGATTGTTTATTCTGATGGTGCTGGTTCTGGTGCGGCTATTGTAGATGCACTAGCTAGTATTTCTGCGGTTGATTTAAAAGTACAAGACGATTTAACAGTTACAGATGATGCAACCATAGGTGGCACTTTAGGAGTCACAGGAATAGTAACATTGAGTGATGATTTAATTATTGGAGATGGCAAAACTATAGGTTCTGCTTCTGATGTAGATGCTATGACCATAGCCTCTAATGGACAAGTGACTTTTTCTCAAACGCTAATTGGGACTGACTTGGACATATCTGGTGACGTTGATGTAGATGGTACTACAGAAACAGATGCACTAACTATTAATGGTTCAGCCTTAAAGTACAAAGCATTTGGTTCAGAATCAATAATGTTTGGTGATGATGTAACAGGCACTATAAGTTCTGCTGATGCTAATACAGGAGTCGGTGTTGATGTTTTTGCAGCCTTAACTCAAGGAGATAGCAACGTAGCTATTGGTAACGCAGCTATGAACGCTACTACAACTGGTACAGATAACGTAGCCGTTGGAAGAAGTGCTTTACTAGCACAGACAACAGGTGGTGATAACGTAGCTATCGGACATTTAGCTTTATCAACATTAACAACTGCGGGTAACAACGTGGCTGTAGGCGATAGAGCTATGCAAGCAAGCACCTCTGGTGAAAACAATGTTGCCGTAGGAACTTTAGCTATGGATGCTAATACTACAGGAGGCAGTAATGTGGGAGTGGGTAGAGATGCTTTAGGGGCAAACACCACAGGTTCAAATAATACGGCTGTGGGTAAATCTGCTTTGAATACAACCACCACATCTAGCAACAACACAGGAGTTGGATTTCAAGCACTATATACACTTAATGGCGGTGTAAGCAACGCAGCACTTGGACACAACGCTTTATTCAATGGAACTACTTGTGATAACAACACGGCAGTTGGAAAAAGTGCTATGGAAAATATTACATCAGGTAGTAAAAACGTAGCAGTTGGTACTAATGCCTTAGATGCTGCAACCACAGCAGATGATAACACGGCAGTAGGATATGAGGCTTTGGGTGCGAACACTTCTGGAACAGACAACGTGGCAGTTGGACAAGCAGCTTTAGATGCAAATACAACAGGGAATCTGAATACAGCTTGTGGTTCATTTGCTTTATCTACTGCTACTGAGGCAAATAACAACACGGGTCTCGGATATAGTGCTCTATTTTTATTAACCACAGGCTCAAACAACACAGCAGTCGGTAGAGCTTCAGGTGAAAATGTTACTACAGGTGCACAAAACGTATTTGTAGGTGCTGAGTCAGGAGATGCAGCTACAACTGCAAGTAACAACACAGGTATCGGATATGAAGCATTAGGCAAATTAACAACAGGTACTGACAATACTTCAGTCGGTAGAGCAGCAGCACTTGATTACACAACTGGTTCTGGCAACGTTGCAGTTGGAGTCGAAGCACTAGAAAATGGTACTACAGGTAGTAATAACGTAGCAGTAGGCAAACAAGCTGGGAGGTCAGTATCTACAGGTGGTAATCTTTTGATGCTTGGTACAAGTTCTGGTAACTCAGGTTCACCCGGCGGTGCTTTAACATCTGGTAATAACGAGGTTACTCTAGGTAATGGAGACCATTCAAAAATAAACGTACAAGTTTCTTTATCTGTAGCCTCTGATGAGAGAGATAAAACAGACTTCCAACCTTTATCTGCTGGTTTAGATTTTGTAAATCAATTAACACCCTATACTTACTATTGGGATAAAAGACATAAGTATATAGATTGGGATGCAAACCCTGATGCAGATTTGGATAGTGTTACGCATGATGGTACACACAAAGAAGATTGGTTAGATGTTGGTTTTAAAGCACAAGATGTAGTAGCTTTAGAAAAGTCAATAAATCATAATCTATCTGATAAAACTAATCTAACAACTAGCCTATCGCATGATGGAAAACAATATGCTTTGCAGTATGAAAAGTTTGTACCAATATTAGTAAAAGCAGTACAAGAACTTACGGCTAAAGTAGAAACATTAGAAGAACAATTAAACGGAGAATAATATGGCACAAACAGTAACACAATGTCTAACAGCAGCAGAGGATAGTGCTACAGTTATAAATGACGTTAATACTAATGGCAAAAGGTCAACGTACATTGGCGGTACAGCAGATACAGACACAGAAATGTCACAAACTGATATAAACGCATTAATACAACGTAATGTAGACCATTTAGAAACTATTTTGACTTATGATGGTAACAACGGAACACCTAACATAGTGGGTTCATCTTCAAGTAAAAAGACTACTTGTAGTGATGCTGTTACTACAGGTAAGGCATACATTTCAGCAAATTCATAAAAACGGAGAAATACTATGATGTGGATTAATTTATTTATGTGGGTAACAGCAATAATAGCTATAGCTTCTTTTGTAGCTGCGGTTACTCCTACACCTAAAGGCAACAAGCTTTTAAGTAAACTTTATAAAGTTATAGATTTTTGTGCCTTAAATATAGGTAAAGCTAAAGATAAATAATTAATGCGTAATTACAGAAAAGAATACGATAATTATCAAAGCAAATC